ATACAACATGACGTACAGCGAGTGTACCCAAATGCGGTGCGCGTGGATAAGTTGGCAGATATGGCTACTGCTTCGTTTAAACAAATCAAGCTTGCAGCATGAGGGGGGCAGATATGAAAGATGATAGTGGTCGAGGGATGCTGACTCGACTCAGCGCAAAATGGTACGTCCCCAAGGGTCGGGGGGCTTCCCGCACTACGGTATGGGAGCAAACCGATCAAGGCGATGTACTGATAGCGCGGTGCGAGAGTAAGAACGTGCCGTTGGTATATCAAAGGGCAAATGCGCGGCTTGTAGCACTCGCCCCAACGATGGCACTGGTGCTGAATCATATCCTCGACAATGGCTTGGATGACTTCGCGGAGGACTCAATCAAGATGATTAACCGAATACTGGAGGCAGACAATGGAACCACAGGAACTGTTTAGCAGGTTAATTGATATGGGTATTAATAGCGGTTTAGATGATCACGTTGTCATGACGGTGATGCTAAAGATCGCTACTAACCTAGCGTTGGATTGTGAGTTAAATCGCGGTGATTTTTTACAGGCGTGTAATACGTCATTCACTGTTGAACATTTTTTTAGACCCGAGTCGAATCAACTTATACATTAAAAAAGAAAGCGAGTTTAAACATGAACGAACAACTTATAGACCAAGTAATAGAACAAATTATTGAAGACGTAAAAATGTCTGACTACACCGCAATTGCAGAACTTTTGCAATTCGTATTAGAAAAAAACTTGCGTAATTATTTGCCTGAAATGCCTCATGGTGTTCAAAGTCAAATCAACTAATTCATTGAGGGGGAAATAATGAGTCTATTACAGGAAATGCAGCAGCATGGGTTAGCAGATTGTGAATTTAACCGCAAACTAACAGGAGGTAAGACAATGAAGTATTACTTAGGAAATATTGACGAACGCAATGGCGATATGGAATACAGCGATAAGTATTTATTTTCGACTAAAGGAAGTGCTGAAAAGTACGCTAAAAAAGTGACTAAGAACTGGCGTAATAGTTCTAGTAGTGATTGGGACAGCGATCATCAGGGCTACTGGTCTGACTGTAGTTTGATATTTGAGGGCGGTTACAGAGAAATTCCAAAAGAGGATTTTGATGTACTGCAAAAATATATTCCAGTTCTTTAATAGGAGTTTAAACATGGAACTCACGAAAAAAGAATTAGCCTTTATCGATGCAATTCAAAATATTGGCGGCGTACCAGAGAAATTAATCATTAAATTTCTCAAAGAAGATAGCGACGAATTCTTAAACAGTACGTTTGAAGGTGAATACAGTGACCACTACACCACGATTGCTGATTGTTGGAGTGTATTCAGAGATGCAATCGAGTACGAACGTAAGCGATGCCAGAGTATCTGTGAAGGTGCAGGTGATGATGGGTTAGATGGTCATTACTGTGCAGATGAGATTAGTCGGGGTGAACATGAAACCACGTAATCACATTGCCAGAGCGCAGCAATCAGGTGCAGGTAAACACACTGACAAGAGGGAAAAAATGAGCAAATACAAAGTGTCTGCAAGCTACACCGTCTACTGTGAAACATACATTGAAGCAGATGATTTACAGGAGGCTTATGAGGCGGCGATTGAACTCGATGGTGGTGACTTCACTAGGGTTGATGGTGCAAAAAGTCACTGGATGATTGACAGCATCAAACCGGTTGAATGATATGTTTAAACAGGTCAAGTGCATTACCAATAGGAACCCGACGTTCCTCAAAGAAGCATACAAGTACTCAAACCTAGTTGATCTACAGAATGATGAACGGTTCATTGAACCGAATGAAAAGTTCATCATGTATGACGGCGTATGGCAGGTATGGCGAATGCCGAAAGACAAAAGACCCAAACTAGTGGGCAGGTTCGATAACCTAATGAGCGCAGTGTATCGAGCTAGGTTAGGGGTTTAAATAAATTAATAAGCCAGCATAGTTCGCTGGCTTTTTTTTCGTTTAAACAAACATAAATTCCACCACCACCTCCGCCACCAGCACCACCCGTTCCTCCACTAAACTACTACGTTTAAACATACGCCAGGTTCCCGGGGATGGTTTCTTCGCCCGGGATTTACTTTTAGTTTAAACGCATTAGAACTTATCTAAGTTTTCGATGTACGTCCCCGACGTTTTATTGTAGAGCAATGTCGTTTCACCTTGTGTACCCACCCACCGATAACGTGACTTCCAACAGGCAATCTCGACGTACTGATCATGCCGGTGTACGGTAATGCCGCAGTCAGTCTTAGCCCACCATGCCATTGATCCACTGATACTCATGCCATCTGGGCGCGGCTGTTCGACTCCAGAGCGATTTATTTTGGATGGGTGAGCAATGAACCACGTATGTACGTCATGCGCTTTACAGAACTTCTGAACCCTTGTCAGCATATTGCTGATGGCTTCTGTCTCTGTGCTGTTTGCTTTGTCTAGCTCGATGTAGTTGTATGGATCAATGACTAGCCCACGCACACCCATACGTTTAACCGCTGCTCTGGCTCTGTCTAGGATTGACTCCAGTGTCGATGGCTCCTCACCGTTGGTATCGATGAATAGAAAATGTTCGTTTACCCATTTAAACGCTTCATCCTTTTCATCCTGCGTCATGCGTTCTTTGCCGTCAAAGAATCGTTTCTTCGTGTAAATCTCCATTAGGCGACTGATGTGAATGTCGGGTTGATTCTCGAATGAACACACCGCGAACTTCCAATCATCATTCTTGGCTAGGTTGACCATCACCTGATCAATGAAATTCGATTTGCCTGACGATGGATAACCTGTCACGACGGTCAGTTGTGCGGGTGCTATCGTGTAAACCTCATCGACTGACGGATACCCCGTGCTGAAACCCTTGCCCGTTCCTCGGTTGTATAGGTCGTTTAAACGCTCTTCGTAGGTGTTGGCTTGGGAAAGTCCCGAGATCGGATAGGGAGCCGCCGCTTTGATGATGTCCTCGAGCCGCTCCTTGGGAGTCCGAGTCGGGTCATCGTCTAAAAATACTTCGTTTAAATCCTTGTGTTTGAACCGAGCAACCCTGCATTTCTCTTTACCTATACGTCTAGCTAGTTCTTCTGCCAATGCCTGACCGGGTGAGTCTTGATCCGTTGCTAACACGATGTAAGGTGCAGATTCAAGTATCTCTCTGGCGTTCCATACATAAGAGAACTTCTTATCTTCACTGGGTAGAACCTTGCCGTCTGCCACTTTAATTGGTGCGCCTGTAGGTACTGATATAGCGTTGTCTATCCCTGCCTCAATCAATGTTAAGCAATCAATCTCACCTTCAACGATGATGATTGGCTTGCCTTTCTCTACCTTGTCGATACCAAAGAAGTCATGCGCTCCACCCGCTTCTTGAGTGAAATCGTTCTCAGGGAATGATCTGTACTTAGCAGCTACCAATGCACCGTCGCGGTAGTAAGGGAATCCGATGGCATCGCACGACTTGTTTAAACGACCAAAGTATTTGTCTGCTGCGAATAATCGCATTCGATCTGCTGTCTGCTGTGATATGCCACGTTGCTTTAACCAATCGTAGTGATGGGCTTGTAGTTTGTTGCTGACTATTTCTTTCGCGGGGACGGCAGACAATTTAATCTCCTCTTTCTTAGGTTGAACAGAGCCAGAGGCAAGGCAATGATGACAGTAATAGACAACCGCCCCATCAGGCTTGCGTGACAATGCCATTTCTTTTAGCTTGCTTTTTTTTCTTTCTGGCGAACAGAAAGGGCAGACAACTCTGGCAGTCTGATCGAAATGATAATTAGATAACTCATCAATCATTTCATGCTGCCATCTTTGTTGCGTTTAAAGCTTCGATTCTTTGTTGGGGATTGGAGGGTCACACCATCTTTGTTAGTGCCACCTTTTGAAAGAGCTACCTTGTGAGCTACATCTTTTCCCGCGACGTTTAAACCTTTCTTCTTCATGTCTCTTCGGGCTTTGTTTCTCTGCGCCCTGTTCTTCTTTTGTTCTTCTGTGCCTTGGTAGGAATCATATTCCTGCCTGTAGTTTCTTGTCATTTAGTCATCTCCACTGCTTCATGAAACCTATCAATCGGGGAAAGAAATTTCTCGTCTAAACAATACCTCATGCCATATCCAAAGTCATGCGTAACGTGCTTTGCCATAAACTTTTTTTTGCTTGCGAACCCATGAATTCTTACAACCGATGCTGACTGCGTAGAACAACATATCGCCCAATCAGTTGAGAACTCTTCTGGGCTGTTAAATATTATGTAACGTGGCTCTGGTGTCTTTGTATGGGTACTAGTCTTTATCTGTATGGTTTGTCCGTGATGGGTCATATCAACATAACCATCCCCACCTACTGTGATGTCTGTTCGATAAGGTATGTTTAAATATTTACTAACAGCAACCTCACCCAGCATCCCTGCATAATGGATGGCGAAGTCCCCTTGGTTGGATATTCTCCTGTTAACTACCTCACCACGATCCTTTTGAACTAACTTAATGCCGACTATGGTTCCTGATGCATGGGCAGCAAAGATAATGTCTGTTGCGTTTAATTGAATATCCATTAGTCCTGCCATTGTCGTTGTTGCTCAAGGGCTTGCTTTAAATCTTCTATTGCCTTGGCTAACTC